TCGATACTTTCGGCATTGGGAAACTCGATCGTCCCTCAAGTCGCCTACCAAATCCTCAAAGCGATCAAAGAACTGATATGAAACACGCACTGCTACTGCTCTCACTCCTTCTCTCATCCTGCGCACACGAGCAGCCGATAGACCGGACACACCACGTCTTCCTGCAGCAGGTCGAGAACGGAAAATGTTGCACTGAGAAAAGATGACCGCGCTCGAATGCCTCGTCCCGCAAGGCGTCCGACTCATCACCGCGGGAACGGACTTCCAAATTGACCGGTGCGAGCTTGAATTTGTAGGCTTCGGCGAGGGCGAAGAGTCATGGGGGCTCGGCCGACTAATGCTACCAGGCGACTTCACGAAGATGAATGTCAAAGGTCGCCCGTGGGCCTATGATCAACTGGAAGCCTCCCTAACGAGGCAATTCATCCGTGAAGACAAAGCCAGGCTTGAGGTGGTGGCAGCCGGATTCGACACCGGGTACGCCACCGCGCAACGAGCGCTTTACCAATATCTCAGGCCGCGATTGATTAGACGTTATTACGCTCTCAAGGGAGCAAGCCAGAAATGGGCGCCGATCTGGGCGCTTGGTCGGCGCGACGATAGGATTCGGCTGCACATTGTCGGCACGAATCGGGCGAAGGCTTTAATCTATCAGCGAGCAACAATCACCGTTCCGGGTCCGGGCTTTATGCACATCCCAAAGACCGACGATTACGACGACGAATTCTTCAAACAGCTCTTGTCGGAAGACAGCCACACCGAGCGCGATCGCGGTGTAGAGATGCAAATCTTCGAGATGCCGACAAGTCCACCACCCGATGGTTCAGCCCGGAATGAGGCGTTGGACATCAGAGTTCTCTCGCTAGCCGCGCTTTACATTCGCGGTCCGGTTGATTGGCAGAAAGAGGAAGTGCGTAATCTCGCAACCATTCCAGTTATCGAGACGGAGAATGAGAACCTTTTAAAAAGGCGGGAGAGAATTGATCTCCAGCGAGAAAGCTGGATGGGCGGCATGGGACGAGGTTTTAGAGTATGACGAAAATCGAAAAACGGTTGAGCGAATGGTTGGAAAAGCAAAGCGCCGACGCATATTCGCGCGCCCGGGTAAAAAGCGCGCTGAGAGAGGAGCGTTGCGCCCAATGGTGGAGAGGCAACGGAGCGATGGCAAAGAAGGTTTTAGAATGGCTGGATGAAGAAAAGGACGCCAACAATGAGTAAATTCTGGCAGTCAATTGGCTGTTTCTTTGGCTACCACCGGGAATGTCGAAGCTACCTAAAGCGCGCCGATCAGCGGATTCTCATTATGGCCTGCCCTTGCTTCAAGGTGGTCACGCGCATTAGAATGACCAAAGAGCAGGCTAAGAGTCTTCGCCAGATTAATCGCAAATTCGGCACGCTCCAGTTACGCGATTAAGTCTTGCGAAAATTGAAACGGGACATACGATTGCCGACAAATGGCAGTCGAAACGCTCGAGACTTTCCCCCGCGCTATCGTCGCCGGCGACACCGTCCGAGTCTCGATTAGCGACGGAAACCATCCATCGGAGGAGTGGTCGCTAGCAGTCCTTCTGAGGAGCGAAGCCGGCGTATCGTCCAGTTTCGATGCCATACCCGATGATGAGGGCGCGTTCGATATTCTGATTCCAGCCACCGACTCCGCGAATCTAAGCCCAGGCAGTTACTTAGTGACCTATCGATGGACGGAAACGATTACCGGCGAGAAAATCTCCGAGCCAAAAGGAACACTCATTGTAGCGGCCGACCCCGCCCAAAACGCGACGCTAACTCAGGCCGCCCAAACCTTGGCGGCCATGGAGGCTGCGCTTCTCAATCTTTCTTCGGGATCGAATGCGATAGTGAATTTCAACGGGCAATCTTTCACCCGAAAAAACATAAAGGAACTTCAGGACGCGATCGATCGTCAACAGCTCATCGTCGATCAGGAACAAAAAAATATCGATATTGCTTTCGGGATTAAGAGGCCGACTGGAATAGGAATCCGTTTTTCGTGCACATGAAACTTATCGATCGGATCAAGTTTAAGATAGGGAGTTGGGCGCTTGGCGGATTTGCCCGCGGTTACTCTGAGCTCGCGAAATTCAGCGGCCAGATGTCCGATTGGATTACGTCCGGTATCTCGGATGACGCCGATCTTCAGGCGAATTGGTTTAAGCTCGTCCAACGGAGCCGGGACCTTTTCAAGCTCAATCCTTACATGCGGCGGCTTCGCATGGATCTCATTGCCAATGTTTATGGAAGCGAAGGCATCACGCTTCAGATGAAGATCAAGGAAGATGTCGATCGCGTTGTTTATGTCACCGACCCGATGGGAAAAGACGATCCGCGGCAGTTGGCTGAGAAAGCATGGCTCGAAGCGCGTCAACGGAGCCGTGACGAGTTCGTTAGGCGAGCTGGAGAGCATGGACTGAATCTTCCTCGCCGTGAATATCTCTGCCTGACTACGAACGGTAACAATGGCAGTACGCGCGCCAAAGCAACGGTGAAAGCAGGTCAACCAGATGCATATGCCAATAATTTAATCGAGAAGGCCTGGAGACGTTGGCAAAAGCGCGAGAATTGCACGATCGGACGCCGTCATACCTATTCGCAGACTCGCGAGCAACGCCTGACGATGTGCGCTCGGGATGGCGACGTGTTCATCCGGCATATCCGCGGAGCTCCTAACGAGTTTGGTTACGCGATTCAGTTAATTGCAGCTGAGTGGGTCGATCATGGGCTGAATCAAATATTGGATGGCGGCAGCTACATCAAGATGGGCATCGAATACGATCAGTTCGGCACAGCGACGGCCTATCACATCATCAAGCGACGGCCCGGCGATTGGCTCTCAACTCAGGTTGCTACTTCGGGTCGATGGTCTCCTGGGCTAAGTCATGAGCGGGTGGAATCACGTGAGATTATTCATTATTGTCAGTTCGACGACTCGGAGAGTGGCCGTGGCGCCCCGTGGATTGCGAGCGTGATGGGCAAGTTGCGCCACTTGGACAAATACAGCGAAGCTGAAGTTATTAGCGCGAGAGCGGAAGCCTGTAAAGGTGGCCACTACGAAGCGACGATCAGCGGCATGGATGCGTCAGAGTTGGCAGATCGCATTGAGGACGGCAGTAACGAATTAACGACAACCGTCGAACCGGCGATGTGGAAACCGCTTCCCTTCGGCTGGACCGCGAAACCCCACGATCCACGTCATCCGAGCGGAAATTTCCCGGCGTTCAAAAAGGAATGCTTGCGTGAGATCGCCACCGGTTGCGGCGATTTTTACAACACGTTCGCGAACGATATGGAGGGTGTGAATTATTCTTCCATGCGGGGTGGATTTCTTGATGTTCGCGAGCTCTGGATGCTGACCCAGCGCTTTGACATTGAGACAGCCGAGATCCAGATCTTTGAGGCATGGCTTGAGATGGCTCTCATGACAGGCGCAATTCCTCTGCCCGTGTCGAAACTTGAGAAATTCAATCAACCGAGTTTCCAGGGCCGTCGTTGGCCGTGGGTTGATCCGATGAAGGATGCGAAGGCCGATCAGCTCTCCATTCAGACGTTCCTAACAAGTCGGACCCGTATCTGCAACGAGAACGGTGATGACTTTGAAGAGATAATCGAAGAGCAGGCTTTGGAGAAAATCTTGATCGAAGAAGCGGGGCTCAAAATTGACGTCACGCCACCGTTGCCGGATAACCAAGCCAATGACCCCAGCGATGACCCGGCCGACGAGCCGACGGCGCCTAACAAGTCCAGGTTGATTACAACATGAAAACAAAACTCGTTAACGGCCAAAAACTCCCGACCCAATTCCGCACCATACCGATTCTATTAAAGCTCGCGGAATCAGCAGAAGGTGAGAACGGGGAAATTCGCGCTGCGCTCGACGCGCAAGAACGGATTATCAAAGATGTTTCGGTGTCGAGCGATGAGCCATACGAGCGGTTCTACGGCACAGAGATTCTTCTTCACAAGCCGGAGAACGTCGATCTAACGCGCATCAAAAAAAGCGCTTCTCCCCTACTCTACAATCACGACCGCGATGCCCTAATCGGCAAAGTATCGAACCCGCGACTACAGGACGGCAAGCTGTATGTAGACATGAAATTCTCTCAGAGCGAGATGGGTCAACAAATGCTGGCCGACTTAAAAGACGGCATCCTGACGGAATGCTCGATCGGCTACGAAGTGAATAAATTCGAGGTTGATGAGGATGAGGAGACGTACACCGCGACCCTCTGGACACTTTACGAATGCAGCCTCGTCAGTATTCCCGCGGATTACACGGTCGGAGTGGGCCGCGCCGCAGGAAGCGACGGTTCGGTCGTAGAAATTGAAACAAAATCGAAAAAAAATGTTGACTCACTTGAAACAGGGTCTAAAACCGCTACTAATAGCAGTCAGCAACCTAACGAACCACAAGATATGAAACGTTCGAAGCTCTTCCGCGAACCCGATAAAGGTGACAATCCAACCAGCGGTTCTGCCGCACAAATTGATGCCGCTCGCGGCGAAGCAACAAAGGCCGAACGGAAGCGGGTCGCTGACATTCAGGAACTCAACCGCCACTTTCGCGAGAAAGGCTTGGCCGGCAGAAAAATCGATACGAGCGAAGCGGCTGAGCAGCATATTCGTGATGGAAAAACGCTTCAGGAATTTCAGGATTTTGTCCTTCGGAACGAGTTCAAGGACGTGAAGCTAATTCAAACTCCGGATGGCGAGCTTGAGGGACTTCCCGACAACGGCGAGCGATCCGGTAGGATCGAAGTGATTGGCGAGCGGAGTCCGAAGATCATCAGCGTAGGCCGGGCCTTCGTTGAATCTGAGCTATACAAGCGCGAAAGCGGAAATCGGCGCCGGAATTTCTCTGTCGAGATTCCAAAACTAACCAATTTCCGCGCTACAGCGACGACTGCGACCATCACGAATTACAACGGCATCGTCCAAATTCCGGACATGGTGCAGTTGGGAGTCCAACAGGCCACGGTTGCCGATCTGCTTGCGCAAGGCACGACCAACCTGAACGCCGTTCCGTATCTCCAGGAGGACACCCTCACTAATGCGGCTACGACGGTGG